TACTTTTCATAGATATTATTTTTTAGGATTTCCTACTATTGATACAAAAGTTAATTTTAGTGCTACTGAAGATTACCAAACTGCCAATGTTGATAATTATATAACATTAGCTGGAGGTACTCCTCCCCCCGCGGGAACTTTACCTTCAAATGCTATAATACCTGGAGCTTTGAGAATAGGGGGGATATATGGCACTGTCAGTAGTAATGGAGTATATAATTTAGTTTCAAACCAATACACTACATTACCTGGTTCCCCTGGTATGTTAATGGGAGATGGTAAACTATCAATTTTTAGAAGTGAATCTATGATATTTGATAGTAGTGGATCATTATTATCACCACACTCAAGTGCAAGTGCTCAATTTACTTTAGCAAGTGATAGTTCTAGTCTTTCTATTTTAGTAGGTAAAGAAAACCTCCAAGAAGTAATGTTCCTTTCTTATTCATTAAAGGAACCTAAAATTGGTATAGGAACTTCACAACCAAAATCAATTTTTGATATTAAATCTATTGCTGATAATTCAATAGGAACTGAATTATTGATTCGTAGTGCTCGTACTGAATTAAAAGGAGGTAATACTGGCGATGCTGCTGGTAAAATTATATTCTCAATTGATAGTTCAAGTTATAGTAACTTAAAAACTTCAGGTTCTGTTGCCATAATCACTAGTGAAGTCACTTCTATTTCCTCTGAAGGAGCTGCGGGTGATTTAATTTTAAAAGCTTCTGACACTGATAAAAATGAACCAAGTGAAGTTTTAAGAATTAATAATGATACTTCAATTTTCAGTAGTTCTCTTAATGTTAAAGGTCAACTTTTAACTCTTAGTAGTTCTCAATTTGCCGTAATTAGTACTACTATTGGCAGTGATGCTAACACTAATGTTGATACTTTCTCTACTTCAGTTTATAAAGGAGGATTTTATGACTATACATTAATGAGTTCAGCAGGAGCTCGAATAGGACAATTTATGGTATTATCAGGTAGTAGCAATTTAACTTTCACTGATACTTCTGCTCCTGCTATAGGTGGTGATCCTGTTGAACCTTCATTATCGGCTTCTTTTTCTGGTGCTAATCTTATTAGTGTTCGCATTACAAATGGTAATGGATATACATTTAAAGCTATAAGAAGATTACTCTAACATATATGTATTGATAGCCTTTTGGATAGGGAAAAAAGGAAATTAATATGGCAAATGAATTTATTGCCCGTAAAGGGCTTATAGCACTTGAAGCTTCCCAAATAACTGGAAGCCTTAACATATCCGGAGGTATAACTGGTTCACTTCAAGGAACCTCAAGTTGGGCATCTAATGCTTTAACATCTTCTTTTGTAAATACCCTAAATCAAAACTTAATAATAACCGGAGCAGTTTCAATAGGAACTAGTAGTCTAGGGCCCAGTGAAAATACATTAACATTAGGGGCTCGTGATAATGCTAGTGAAGGAGGTCAACTTGGGTTAAATGCATCAGGTGGAACATACACATCAGCTTCATTTCTTGATGTATATCAAAATAGATTTAGAATCCTAAGAGGTACAAATGTAAGTAGTGATGCCGAGCATTTTAGTTTAAATCTACATACAGGTCAATTTGTTTTTAATAAATATTTAAATACTTCATCATTTGCAGGAACAGCTAATGCTTATTTAGCTATTGATACAAGTGGTAATGTAATAACAACTGCTGGAGCTTCAGTAGATCTTAATTTAGCTACTTTTAATATTAAAAATTTAGGAGTAATTACGGGATCTGGCAATGCTCAAGTTTCTGTAGGAACCTACAATTTTGGTCAAGAATTATCTTCTGCTTTTTCTATCACAGGATCTGGGTTAATAGTTAGTTCTTCAACTTTACCTACTAACCATTATAATATGGTTAAAATAGGTAATATTGAATTATTAGATCTTAATAGTCTTGTTTCTTCAAATACTTTTTTAATGCATAATGTTGATCGTTTCCTTGTAGCATCTGGAAGCGAGCCAATTGATTTATTTTTTACTAATAATAAATTACTTGATCACAATGGTACTCAATTTGATATCTATGGAGGAGGGGCAAATTATGCTGTTAGAATAACTAGTGCTAGTTCTCTATTTAATAATCAAGGAGTTTTTAATGCACTAGCTACTAGCGCTACAGCAGTTAATATAACTCATTTTGCTGGGTGGGCTAGTGCCCCTAGTTTACCTGTATCTGATATAGTTTATATGAGTACGAGTTCTCTCCTCCTTACTACTTCTAGTATAAGAAATTTCCCTACAGAAGTATCACGATCAGCAGCTGCTGCTGGATTTGGATCTGGTGGAGGAGGAGGAGTTACAATTAATAATAATGTTGATGATTATATAGTTACAGCTACGGGTACTTCTAATACTTTAAATGGTGAAAGTACATTAACTTTTGATGGTACTACATTAACTCTTGGGGGTAATGCTGTAATGACCGCTATTGATGTAAGAAATGATCCAAGTACAACAATAGGAGAATATGCTCCTGGTTCTCATATGGCTAGAGATTGGCCAGCGGCTGGTGGGCCCTCTTTAACAGCAGGTAATATAGTTTACTTTTCAGGCAGTTCACAATGGACTAATGCTCAAGCAAATGCTACCGGTAGTAGTACTAGAGTATTAGGTGTTGTAACTTCTAATGCAGACCCAAATGAAATACTTCTCCAGGGTACTATTACTATTAACACAGATTTAGCTACATATTCAGTTGGTCAACCTGTATACTTAAGTCCATTAGTTCCAGGTGCCGTAACTAGGGTGCCCCCTTCATCTTCGGGTCACGTAGCTAGGTATGTAGGGTGGGTTGTTGATACTAGTAGGGACCAAATATATTTTAATCCCGATTTTACATATATTCAACTATAAAGTTATGCCTCAAATAAACGGAATAGAAACAACAGCTATAGCTGGTTTAGGACAAATAGGAGTTACGTCAACAACCCGTACCATTTATCCTTCAGGGGGGTTAGTTGTTAACTCAGGTATATTAAGACCTGATGTAGTTATAAGAAGTGGCCAAATACCTCCTACAGGTTCAACATATTTTTATAGTAGACCTCAGCAAATGGATAGTGCTTCTTTAGGTACTAGTAATTGGGTTAAAATAGTAAGTAATGACCAAGCAACTTTTTTCTTATCTTCTAGTGGAGAATTATATGCTATAGGAGGAGCTAACTCTTCTCCATACACAGGCACAGGAAAAACTAATACTTTATCTAAAGTTACAACAGGTTCAAATTGGACAGATATAGCAGCAGGAGCAACGGCATTTGCTATTGGAATTTGTGACGGCAGGCTATTTGGTATAGGTCTTGGTGGTAATGGGCAATTTGGTGATGGAACTACTAATAATCGACTTAATAATTTTTCAGTTATAAATAATAATACATATTGGACTAGAGTTTCTTGCGGAAATTCATTTTCAATGGCGATGAGTGGTTCTGGAGGCTCGGGTTCAATCTTTTCGGCCGGATTTAATTCTTCCGGAAGAACCGGCCAAAATACAACATTAAGTACAAATACAACAACTTGGACTCAAGTATTTGGTCATACTAATCGTGTATTTACTGATTTAAGTTGCGGAGAAGATTTTGCTTTAGCAATATCTGGAGGATATATTTATGGTACTGGAGAAGCAGGTACTAACCAATTGGGAAATAATAGCACAACTGATAGAGGAACTTTTGGATTAGTTTCATCCGCTTCTACTTTTACTAAAGTATTTGCTTTTACAGACTTTAGTAAAGCTATAGATATTAATACTCACCACTATCATGCCGGAAATGAAAATTATACTAGAGGAGATGGAGACTCATTTACAGCGGTTGCTACGTGGACACGATTAAATACTACAGGAGAATTTGCTACAGGTTGGCAAAATTTTTATTCTTATCATTTAGGTGCTGTTACTTATGGAGTTATAGGAGTTGACAATAATAGACCTTTTTACATAGGACCTAATGCCACGAATATAGGATATATGCCTAATACCACGTGGACAGATTATCAAAATAATATAACTGCTACTTGGACTGCTTTTGTAAGTGGTAGTCCTAACGTAAGTTGTAGTGCTGCTGCTTTTGGCCCTGGATTTACAAGTATTGCCGATCCCATCTTATTTATAAACTTAACCCCTGTATAATGATACATTTTGTTAAAATAAGCACAGAAGAAGAATTATTAAAACAATGGTTTGATCCAGTTGTTCCTCATATGTCAATGTGTTTTCAACAAACTAAATTAGAAGAGTGTGTGATAATGAATGGTCAGACATATGCTACTTATGAGCCCTTTGAAATAACAGAAACTACAACGTGGCATACTATTAATGGCCCTGTTGTAGTCCCTCCAGGAATATATTTTGTTCATCCTAATAAAGAAGAATTTTAAATTTAGTTAATTCTATTCTTCCCTTAATATATGTATATCTGAACAATTAAAAATAAATGTTATGGCTGTTAGAAAAGTTACAAAAAATACTCAAAAATTAGATCAAAACGAACTTCAACAACTTATTGAATTAAGACAACAAATAAGTGATTTAACCTTTAGAAGAGGTCAAGTAGCACTTGCTGAAGATACTATTGAAGTTCAAAAAAATGAACTTAAATCACTTCAAGTTCAATTATCTCAAAAGGAAAAAACCCTTTCAACTGATTTATTTAGTAAATATGGAAAGGGAGAAATTAATCTTGACGAAGGCACAATTACTCTAACAGATTAATTTTGTTTGGCCTTTTTTTGGATATTTATTGATAGTCACAATCTAATACCTTTTTATTAGAAAAAGATTATATTTATATCCAACAACATAATATAAAAACCAATGGCCGAAAAAATAGTATCACCAGGCGTATTTCAGCGAGAAGCCGATCAATCCTTTATAGCACCCACCCCTATTGAAGCTGGCGCTGCTATCATAGGTCCTGCTGTTAAAGGTCCCGAATTACAGCCTACTTTAGTAACTTCCTTTAGTGATTATAAGGATAAGTTTGGAACAATCTTTTATTCAGGGTCAAATAAATATGAATTTTTAACCTCTATAGCTGTTCAAAGATATTTTGCTAATGGAGGTACTAGTATGTTAGTAACTCGTGTTGTAAGTGGTTCAGTTGAATCTGCTACTTCTACACGTATTTTAGCTAACTCCGGAAGTGCTACTGGAACTTATTCAGTAGCTTCAGTTGATTTTACAGGAAATATACCTGATGGTTTTGAAGGTTTTAGAATCACTAATAGTAGTGGTCAAATTTTCCTTATAGCTTATAGTAGTTCACTCAACTCATATGGGGGAGGATTAGGAGATACTCATTTTATTCAATATACTAATTTAAGTAATGCAGTTTCTACTATAAATGTTTCTTCTTCATTAATAGGTTTAACTGCTACTCTTAATAGCAATGTTTTGGCTTTAAGTTCTTCTGCAGTAGGTGCTTCTTTTAATGGACATACTATCCAAACAGGATCTGTTGCTACTACTACTAATAATATGTTATCTTCAGTAGTAGGAGTAGGAGGATTAAGTGTCTTATCAACATTTGCTGGAGGAGCTGCTACCACTACAGCATTAAATGCTGACTCTAATATTTCATTTACTTTAAAAACTATAGGTAAAGGTAATAAATTAAATAATACCACTGATGCTAGCCCTCTTAACATATTAGAATTTAGTGATGGCTCTTTAAAATCAGGATCTTCTGATAATTTAAGATGGGAAGTTTCAGGAATTAATAATAAAGCAGGAACTTTTAATTTAGAAATAAGAAGAGGAGAAGATAATAATTTAACTCCTATAGTTCTTGAAACTTATTTAAATTTAAGTCTTGATCCTAATAGTGAAAATTATATTGAAAGAAGAATAGGAAACCAATATGTTTCTATTGAAAATTACGATGGACAAAGATTAGTTCGTGTAAATGGTGAATATCCTAATCGTTCTAAGTATGTTTATGTTTCTTCAGTAAACAAAATTACTCCTTTCTATTTAAACAATGATGGTTCAGTAGGATCTGAAGGATTATTATCTTATAGCGCTAGTTTACCAGTTCCAGCAAGTGGTGCTTTCCATAGTGGAATAGGTGATATTATCCCAACAGGTGAAGCTGGTAAGTATTTTGAGAATATTAGTGCTGCTAACGTAGGTAACTCACAAGGTTTAACCAGTGATGATTATACTATAGCTGTTAATCTCCTTAAGAACAAAGACGAATACAGATTTAGTACTATTGCTGTACCTGGTATGTATAATCAAGATTATGCTTCTGTAGTTAATTCAGTAATTGAATTGTGTGAAGAAAGAGGAGATTGCTTCTATATAGCTGATCTTGTAAAATATAATTCTACAATCACTGAAGTTACTGATGAAGCTAGTGAATTAAATACTAGTTTTGCTGGAGCTTATTGGCCTTGGGTTCAAGTTGCCTCTACTGAATTAAGTAAAAACGTTTGGGTTCCAACATCAGCTGTTATGCAAGGTGTTTATGCACTTAACGATAGAATAGCTGCTCCTTGGTTTGCACCTGCTGGTTTAAACAGAGGAGGATTATTAGTTAGTAGAGCCGAAATTAAGTTACCACAAAATTTACGTGATACCTTATATTTAAACAAAGTTAACCCTATAGCTACTTTCCCAAGAAATGGTGTTGTAGCATTTGGTCAGAAAACTCTCCAAACTAGAGCTAGTGCCCTTGATAGAATTAATGTTAGAAGATTATTAATTTCTCTTAAGAATTTTATTGGCGATACTGCTCGTAACTTAGTGTTTGAACAAAATACTATAGTAACAAGAAATAAATTCTTAAATGCTGTTAATCCTTTCCTTGAATCAGTTCAACAAAGACAAGGATTATATGCCTTTAAAGTAGTAATGGATGAAACTAATAATACTTCTGATGCTATCGATAGAAATCAGTTAGTAGGTCAGATATTATTACAACCCACCAAAACAGCTGAATATATAATCTTAGATTATACCATTCAACCCACAGGAGCTACATTTGGTGAATAATTTTTAACCTGTATTATATTTATTATAAAATAACAATAACGCACAATGGCAATACTTAGCTCAGCAGAGATGTTCTATACGGCTTACGAGCCCAAATTACAGAACAGATTTATATTCTATATAGATGGTCTTCCTGCTTATCTTGTAAAAAATGCAGATAGACCCAAAGTTCAATTTGATGATGTAACCTTAGAACATATTAATGTTAAGAGAAAAATCAAAGGTAAAGCAGATTGGCAAAACATAAATGCTACCTTATATGATCCTGTTACCCCATCTGGTGCTCAAGCCGTAATGGAATGGATTCGTTTATCACACGAATCTGTAACAGGTAGAGATGGTTATTCAGATTTCTACAAAAAAGATGTTAGATTTAATGTCTTAGGCCCTGTGGGTGATGTTGTTGAAGAATGGATTTGCAAAGGTGCCTTTATTACTAGTGCTGACTTTGGTAGTGGTGATTGGAGTTCATCCACTCCTATGGAAATATCACTTACGATGCGTGTCGATTATTGTATACTTAATTACTGATTTTTTCTACATTTTTATACTAAAAAGGGGGATTGCTTGCCAATCCCCCTTCTCTTTTACATATGTATATAAAAACAATATAAGTTATGGAAAATCAAACAATATACCCTACTGAAGAAGTAACCCTGCCTTCGAAAGGTCTTGTATATCCTCTTGATAATCCCTTATCTAAGGGCATTGTTGAAATGAAATATATGACTGCTAAAGAAGAAGACATTTTAACTAACGAAAGTTACATTAAAAAAGGCATAGTAGTAGACAAATTACTTAAATCATTAATAGTATCGCCAATTAATTATGATGATTTAATTATGGGCGATAAAAATGCTATTTTAATAGCAGCTCGTGTATTGGGTTATGGTAAAGAATATACATTTAAATACCCTAATTCACGCGAAGAAGATGAATATCATACCATTGATTTAACTGAAGTTAAAGATAAAGAATTAGACGAAAAATATCTTTTAGAAAAATATAAAAACGAATTTAGTTTTACTCTTCCAGTTTTAAAAAAAGAGATAGTTTTTAAACTTTTAACCCACGGGGACGAAAAGAAAATCGAAGCGGAAATTAATGGGTTAAAAAAAGTTAACAAAGAAAACTCACCAGAATTAACTACTCGTTTAAAATATGTAATACAATCTGTAGATGGTGATACAGATAAAAAAACCATTAGAGAGTTTATTGATACTAAATTACTTGCTCGAGATGCTAGAGCATTCCGTGAATATTTAAAAGAAATTCAACCAGATGTAAATTTAGTTTTCGATCTTGAAGATTCTTATGGAGAAATACAGAGAGGGGTCCGCGTGCCAATAGGCATTACGTTTCTTTGGCCTGACTTCGACAGATAAAATTCACATATATAACGAAATTCACGATTTAGTCTATCACGGACAGGGGGGATTTATTTATTCTGAAGTTTATAATATGCCTATTCATTTAAGAAGATTTCATATTAAGAAAATAAATGAATATAATAAAAAACATAATGAAGAATATGATAAGCTTATGAATCAATCCAAACAACCATTTATTAAATAAAATTTAATTCTTGTATATTTATAACCATACTACTATTTTTATATTATGGCATTAAGAGATGAATTAAAAGGATTAAATGATGCATTTCAAGGAGCTGGTGAAAACGGAGAAAGTCTTGTAAAGGTTTTTGAAGACTTAATAATAAAAGCTGCTCAGTTAAAGAAGGCAGGTGCTAGTTTTACTAATGATTTTGCTGAATCTATTAATGACTCTGTTAAGGCTTCTGAGAAATTCTCATTAATGATTGAAAGAATTAAAAAAAATAGTAT